TAGGTAAGCTCATTGCAGTGCTCCTAAAACTTCGACAAATTGCGGGGCTTGCTGGCTGGCGTGCTGCCCGGTGGCACGCTCGTAAAGCTCGCGCTTACTGCGTTGGTAGGCGGTTTCGGTAGGCTGGTTGACTGGTGCTGTTTTCCCAGCAACCCATTCAGCTTTAAATCCAGCCCATCCACTTTCGCAGCAAATGCGAATGGCCTGCTCCAGCGTCAACCCGGCTTTTTCCGCTTCGCGCCGAAGTCCGTCAACAGCGGTTTTTGTCAAGGGTGCTTTTTTTACTTTGCGCAAAACTGTGAAGTCTTGCCAAACGGATTTTTCAACGTCATCAATTTTGAAAATAGCGGATTGGATTTCAGCGCCCCGTGCGCCTTGACGATTACCTGACGGTTCTAGTGATGGTTCATTGACGATTCTGGGCGCAGAATCTGCGGGGACGGTGGGCGCAGAATCTGCGGGGGTGGGCGCAGAATCTGCGGGGGTTAATGTCGTTTTCTGCGGGGGCGCAGATTCTGCGGGGGCGCAGATTCTGCGGGGGTCAATGGTGTAAAGTGTGCTGCGTCCCTGGCGTTCTTTGCGAGTCAGGCAGCCCTGTTTTTCGAGCGCATTGATATGCCCTTGAACTGTGCGCTCACCCATGCTGCACCGCTTGCAAACCAGAGCAATTGATGGATAGCACTCGCCTTTATCATTGGCGTTGTCGCACAAGGACAGCAGCACCATCTTTGGTCCGGTGGCAATATCAGACTGCCATGCTAGCGCCATCAGGGCTATGCTCATGATTTATGCTGCCAACGCAGTCCGTTGCTGCGCCACTTGCATGACGTTATCGTGTGATGCAAGCTGCTTTAGTGCTGACGTAGCCCAATACACCATGCCGCTTCGGCCATGGCCTTTTATTCCATCTCGGTTGTAATCAAGTGCGGGGGATCTGTGGTTTTCTCTTGGAACCAAATCAAATATGTCGCCGCCAAATAGACCTACCGGGCATGATTCTGGGCACCCCATACGCTTATCGTCATCAGACGGTATGCTGTGCTCATGAAAGAACATTAGCCAAACTGGGAGGCGTGTAGTTTTTGCGACCTTAAGGTAGTCACCGTAGTGGCGCAAATCAATGCCGGTTGTCCACTGCTTCGTGTTGCGGTGCCAAGTGAAAACGCTTTTGTGCTTTGCCTCTATCCACACCACACCGTTTTCAGTGAAGACCACCATATCGGGAGCAACCAGACTGGCATCAAGCCCGAAAAGTTGCGGGCCTTTACCTGTTGATTTTTCGATCTCATAAACAGGTAAAACGCTGTTTCCACGCGCCATCAGCCAATTGGCAATGAAGCCTTCTGCCACTTTCCCGAAAGCTAATTTATCAGCAAAGCTCATGCTACAAGCACCTGCCCTTCTGCGCTGAATGCAGCCTTGAACTCATCAACGCTGTCACCCATGTAAACAATGGCTTGTCCTTGCAGTGGCGCGCCTGGGTTTCCTTCAGGATCAAGAAACTTAATTCGTGACTTAGGAAAACACACCGCGCTGGCAGCTTCAAGCATTCTTTGAAACCACTTTGTTTCTGTGGCGTTGTTCACCAGAATGCAAGCCTGCTCAATCTCCCCTGATTCGTACTTGGTTGATACCGCCTCGGCAAAATCACCCATGAGTGGCTGTGCATATGGGGGGTTCATCCAGACACGCCCGCGCCACGTTTGCGTCCTGCCGTCGTTTTCAGCGGTGTAAATGGTTTCGGCTTGTATGGCGCGATTGGCTAGCTCAGATGTAGCCGGGTCGCAGTCAATGCCACCCATGACAGTGCGTGCAAGCTCGATATGCAGTGCTGGTGTGTACCACTCGTTATCTCCGCTGTTGTGCGCAACGTGAGCTTTCTTGACAGCTTCGCGCATCACTTCTTTGGCTGTTCCGCTGTTTTCTGCAATGGCCGCAATGGCCTCTTGTTGCATTTCTTGCGGTAAGTCTGTGAATTGGTTGGCAAGATTGATTGAGATTTCACCGCTGCGCACAGCTTGCACCAGTTCAGGCGACCCGGTGGCTGCAATCTTTTCGATCTTACGAATGGTGTTGCTGCTTGTTTCGGCAATATCGGCAATGTATTCGTCTGTTCTCGATTTGCTACCCTCGTGAGATTTCTCGCTAGGGTTTACTGCAACGCCAGCAAGCATCTTTGCAAGGTTTTTAGCCTCAATAATCGGCTTCATGCGCAAGCCAAGAAGTCCCCTGTCGTATGTGTTTATGTTGCGGCGACCAAGCTGGTTAATGCACATCCACAGCACAACCTCATCGCGGCTTTCAAACTCTTTAGCCACCGTCTCAAAACTCAATCCAAGCCGCGTGCAAATCTCATAACGGTTGTGTCCGTCAATCAGAATGCACGGCCACTCAAATTCAGTAATGCTGTTTCCTTCGCCATCGTCCCAATAGCGATATTCAGAAAATCCTTCGTCGTCTGTGAAGTTGCGTTCAAACTTCGAATAGGCGTAAACGTAGGTTTCAGTGTCACTTCCGTCCTGTGCTTCGCTGTAATCAACTGTGTGTGTGGGCATAGGCCAAACCACCAGCGGGTCACGGCACCCATCGGCCACAATATTTGCTTCAAGCTGTTGCTTTTCTTCAGCACTCATAGGCGGGATAAGTGCCTGAAACTCTTTGTCAATTAAAATTTGCGTAGCCATATTTCAAATAGTCCTTGGTTGTGGTTAGAAGGTCATCACCCGTTTGCGCGAGTGGTGGCTTTTGTTTTGGCAAGTTCATGCCGAATTTCTGCTTTCTGAAGACTCATGCCGCTGGTCTGGCACCAGTTGGCTTCAGGATTTACCCTGGTGGCTTTGCGCTTCACTGCGTCTGCAACAAAAGTCGGCGCGGCAACAATTGCCAGTGCTTCAGCAAATGGAATGCCCTTGCGGTGCGCCAAGTTTTTTGCGGCTGTGCGCTGCTGACGCTCAACGGTGTTTTCATCGCTGGTTGGTGCTTTGCTGGCAAATGGTGAGTAAGTCGCGCTGTTGAATGCTGCTGAGAAGTCGCGTGACAGGCCGTAACTCATGCGGATTTACCCATGTGTTTTTCAACATGAGCGTTTGCCCTTATTGATTTCTTTGCTGGCGGTGCCACATTGATCAACTCAGGCCATATCAGGTGCCAATCTTTTGCTCTTAGCTCTTGTCGTGTAACCAAGCCTTTTGTTTCGCGCTCAATAAGTACACAAGAGATTGCAGAAAGTGGCTTGTCGCCGTAGGAGACGTTTGTTAGGTGGCCCACAGACGTATTAGCTTTTTCTGCCAACAATTGCCGGTCAACCTTGGGGATTTTTGATAGGTATGTTTTTAAGTCCATGCGCCATGATTACACCTTTTAGTGAAGTACAAAAGGTGAATGTGGTGCAGCACACTGAAAAAATGAATGATTTGACGCGCTTGCGGATAGAAAATTTAAAGAAGCTCGACAAGACGCCTAGTGACTTGACTAGGGATGTCGGCTCAACTGTTAGCTATTGGAGCGATCTAATGGCTTGGCGCAAGTCATTCGGGGAGAAGACTGCCCGTAAGATTGAGGCAGCTTACGATCTGCCATACGCTCACCTAGATAGACTCAGCGACAGGGTTGACGAATTTCTGCCAGTAGACAAAACGCCAGATTCGCTAGTTGCGTTGCGCAGGATGTATGACGCGATTCACCCTGATTTTAGGGCTGCTGCATTTGGGGCAGCAACTATCGCCATGAGCCAGTTTTTACATCGTCAATCCACTGACGCGCATGATCAATATTTTCAGGATACCAGCAAGTCCGAAGAATCCCCATCTTCCCCAATAGTTCACAAAATTCCCTAGACCGCTGCATTTGGTCGTGGGGGACGATCACCGCACTTGGCGGTATCCATAGCGGGTAGTTGGCCTCTAAGACACGCACAGGCCCAGCAAACAGCACGATTGCTGTATCTAGCCGATCCAAGCTGGCACTGACCCCACGTCGGTGCGGCAACACTCTACCTTCAAGCACATCAATAGAGTCAAGGCTTATAGGGCCGCTGTAGCCGACCTCTAGCAAGTCTCCTTGCTTTACGCATCTAACGTGCGCTGCGTGGTGCCTATGGTTAACCAATGCCCCCCCCCCAACTTGTAAGTTTCATGTAAGTTATTGTAATTGTCGTTGGGTTGTCATTGTCTGTGCGGCAGGCCACTTTGTCTATGACCCGAAAGAGTCTGTGTTTTTATACATGCTCGCAAACACCTAGAAAATATTTTCACTGTTTAGTGATTTATTTGCTTGCATATTCACCTTTTGGTGTACACTTACTCATCGCAACAAAACGCTGTTAAGGAGAGTGATGATGGAAAAGAAGACTTTGATTCGTGTCGGACATAACGCATACAAAGGCGTCAATGGATTGCGTATGTGC